GAAGATGCTGAAGCTCTTATGTGTACAGTTCAAGGAGACCTAGCATAATGGCAAACGGAACAATAGCATTTGATACATTAACAACATCTGACCAAGTTAATACGAGTACAGAGAAGTCTATTGATACGAGTTATATTTTTAATGGTGTAGCTAAAGCATGGATAAATCTTGATGGAACAGGAACAATAGGCACAAATGATAGCTTTAATACAGGAAGCACAACAGATAATGGAACTGGCGATTATTCAATAACTATTACAAATGCTATGAGTAATGGTGTTTATTCACATACATTTGGAGACTATACTTCTGACAGAAATGATGTTCAAGTGTCAGGAAGTGCAGGTAATGTGCCGACAACAACAGTAATGAGAATACAATGTGTGCAAACAGGAAACAGTCCAGACGATGCAGACCAAGCCTGTGTTACAATACATGGAGATTTAGCATGACAAAAATAGAAACACCAGAATTTCAAGGCACACATCTTTGGGATAGATTGTGTTGGGCGAAAGAAAAGTTAGAAGGCAAACAATCAGATTATCGTGTGGTATGGGAAGACCCTGATAATTTAGATGAGTGTGCAAAGGTAACTGTACCTGACCCTAATTGGATGGCTTGTGCATTACAGGGTGGTATTTTACCTCCAGTTGAAGTATACTGGGCGTTAGCAGAAGATGAAGCAAAACCAGATTTTAAAAAACATACAAGAGGTTATTTATTGCATAATACAAAACCAATTGATGCGATGACAGAAGAACAGGCGATAGAATATTTAATTATGAAAGACATACCACAAAGAGTGTGGAGAGATTACGAGAAAGCCAATAGACCTAGATTGGTTATCTGTAAAAAGGATCAACTTCCAGCAACAAGAGTTTGGAGAAATGCTTGGAAGATTGATGAAAATGTTAACAAGAGCCAAAAAGTAGCATAAGGAGATTAAATTATGGCAACAACAATTATAGCTGATAAAGATGGCAATACTATAAATGCTTCTACAGCAACAATTCCATCTGACAGACATTTTAGAAATGCTTGGAGCTTGTCTGGAACGACTATTACAGAAGACATGACAGCGGCTAAAGTTATTTTTAAAGATAAAATAAGAGAAGTAAGGAAACCATTACTTGAAGAACAAGATGTAGCTTTTATGAAAGCATTAGAAGCTGGAGACAGCTCTGCTCAAACAACTGCTAAAAATGCAAAGACTGCATTAAGAAATGCACCTGCGGCTCAAGCGATTACTGATGCAGATACGATAACAAAGTTAAAAGCAGCTTGGGATGCAAGTGTATTAGGAACAAGTCCATACGCATAGGAGTCATAAGTGGCATTAACAAAAGTTCTTACTGGTGGAATAGACGCTTCTCTTGGTAAAATATTACAAGTTGTTCCTGTATTGATGGATGATGCTTTATCTATAGCTAGTTCAAGTACAAGTAATTTTACAGATGTAACAGGTATGGTTGCTGCTATTACACCCTCTGCTACAAGCTCAAAAATATTAATCATGGTAAATGGTTGCTTTCACCACTCGGCTTCAAGTACAATTCATTTGTCTTTACAAAGAACAGTTAGCAGTTCAGCAACAAAACTAGGTTTAGCAAATGTATCTAGTCGTGTTGGTTCTAACATGGCAGTATTACCAGACGATGATATTTATGCAGTTGGTATATACCCTGCGTTTTTTCATTTTGTAGATAGCCCAAATACGACTTCTGAGTGTTCTTATCAATTACAAATTACAGCAGGTGCTTCATACAATGTTAATCTTTTTGTAAACAGAACAAGTAATGATACTGATGCTGATTATGGTGCAAGGACAAGCTCTTCAATTACAGCTATGGAGATTAGTGGATGATGAAACATGAAGCAATTTATGCTCTTTATCCTTCCGTTGTAACAATAATTGATAAAGGTAGTGATGTTATACCAAAGGATGCAAAGGGTGATGTTGTATCTATAAATAATTCTACTGTATCTACAAAACAAACAGAACTTTTAGAAGCTCGTAACCTTGCAGAATTAAGAGAAAAAAGAAATAAACTTTTAACAGAAACCGATTTTTATGCTTTGTCAGATGTAACTATGACAGATAACATGAAAACTTATAGACAAAATTTAAGAGATATAACAAAAACATATAAAAGCATAACAGATAATGGATTTGCTTTTCCAACAAAACCTACGGATTAAAATATGCCATATATAGGAAGATCAGAACAATTTGGAGTAAGAAGTAGATTTGTATATCAAGCAACTGCTAGTCAAACTTCATTTAGTGGCAGTGATGCTAATTCTTTATCATTAAGTTATTCTGATAGCTTGTATATGGATGTTTACCAGAATGGTGTTTTACTTAAAGCTGGAACAGATTACACAGCTACAACTGGAACAACTGTTGTTTTAACAACAGGTGCAAGTTTAAATGATATTGTTGAGATGGTTGTATATGATACATTTTCTGTAGCTAATTCCTATACAAAAACAGAGGCAGATACGAGATACCCGTTTAAAGGGAATAATAGTATTATTAGATTAAATGGAAACACTATAAGTGCGGATATTACAATAGATTCAGATGAGAATGGCGTTAGTGCAGGTCCTATAACACAATCGGCAACTGTCACTGTTAATGGTTATTGGAGTATCGTATGACAAGTCAATTAAATGTAGATAATATAAGACCAAAGGCAGGAAGTGGCTCTATATCTTTAGCTTTTTATGCAGAACTTGCTGCTCAATATACAATAACAGCAAATACTTATGTTCAAAATACTGGACTAACACAAAATGAACTAGACACTCATAGTGCTTTTGCTTCATCAAAATTTACTGTTCCAACAGGTTATGCAGGACTATATATGCTTTATTATGTAGCACACATAGATTTTGATGGAATAGGAGATGATGGTAAAACTGCTAGGTCTGCTATTTATAAAAATGGAACTCATATAGCAAATGTAGATATAACAGACAATTCGGAAGCAGACCAACTTTCAACAAGTGTAACTGTTTCAACAATAGCCAATTTATCTGTAGGAGATGAAATAACATTTTATAATAGAGCATCAGATGCAAGTGGGTCAGATCCTACTGTTCAAACATTTGCAGGTGGGTATACATTTTGTTATGGATATAGGATTGTGTAAGGATTTATAATGGCAAGTCAATTAAAAGTAGATACAATTACAGGTGTAACCACAGCAGGTAGTGTGGCAGTTACAGGTGAGGGAAACTCAACGACAACTAATTTGCAACAAGGGTTAGCTAAACTGTGGCATCAAACAAATGCAAGTAGTGGTACTCCTGCTACTCAAGATTCACTTAATTTGGGTAGTATAACTGATAATGGAGTGGGAAACTTTACTTTTAATTTTACAAATAACATGGGCAACAACGACTATTCTTTTACTCATTATGGAATAACAGATGGACAATACTCATTATATCATGGTTCTAGTTTATCTGTAGGCACATCATCTTTACAATACAGAGATAATAAAACAGGTGATTTGTCAAGTGCTGCTGCAATAGACCATTCACATATTAATGATACTATTCATGGAGATTTAGCATAATGGCAAGTATATTAAGAGTAGACACATTAACAGATGCAAGTAGTAATAATAGTATTGCTACGAGTGTATTATTTAATGGAAGTAATAAAGCATGGATAAATTTGAATGGTACAAGCACAATAGCCAATCGTGATTCGTATAATATTAGTGGAATAACAGATAATGGAACTGGTGACTATACTGAAACATTTACTAGCAGTATGTCTAATGCTAATTATTCTCCTGCTTGTGTTGTTCAAGATGACCAATCAGATACTGCAAATATGGGTGGAACGGCAGCAACAATATATAGAGCATCAACAGGTTTAGCCACAGGAAATTGCAGAATAGGAACAGGTGTTGCAGGTACATCAACTAGAAATGATGATACAACACTATCTATTATAATTGCAGGAGACCTAGCATGAGTAAAGCATCTGATTTAGCAAGGTTAATGACAAGTGGCTCTACTGCTATACATGGTGAAGCAGGAGTTACATCAAGTGGTTCAACAGGTCTTACAACTACTTTACAACAGGGATTAGCAAAGTGTTGGGTGAAACTTGATGGTACAGCTTTATCAGGAACTGGTACATCAGGAGTAGGGGATTCTTTTAACTTAACAAGTACGACAGATAATGGTACTCC